CTACTGATTCGATCTCTTCTGAAATTAGTTTCATCCTAGGTTTACCTCGTGCAAATGCATAGTACACCCATCTGATGTTTCGGGTGCCATTCTAAAAATAACTGTCTTAGTCAACTCTGCGTCTCCTGTGAAGTCAGCGAGAGATGATGTATTAGCATCAACAGTGATCTTACATTTGAATTCGTTAGATCTCTGTGGGTACTGTATTGCAGTAATTTCTTTGTGAGCAAGGGTACTATTATAAGTACCAACTGCTGATCCAGTCATGGTAATATAATCACCAACTCTGAATTTTGTATCTTGCCTATCCAATGTAATCACACATGGATTTGCTTTTGTGACAGACATTGCTTTTGCGTGAGCAGGATGTCCGTAACGATATAAAAAGTCTCCACCTTTCTCTACATGAAAAGATCCTACACCCGTTTGGGCGATGGTATTACATACAGTGATGTGTCCTGACTTTTTTTCAGAACTACATGCAATGTATAAAATACCGCTTTTCACAGCCTTTGCACCAGAAGCAGCAGTCGTAGCATTGTTGCTACTTACTTCTCCATGGTCAGAGACTAAACTTAATACCTGTGGCATTTTACTCCTCTTCTTGCGGTTCTGATTCAACAGCGTCAGATGGTTCCTCTTGTTTACCAAACTGAGTAGCAGCGACTGTAGGTGTTATTTGATCCACCTTCTCTGCACTTTTTTGGTATAGCAAGGTTTTTATTGCATCATGAACTTCTGATGAGGAAGTCTCATCATTAGACATCATACCTAGCAATTCATTGGTATCCATTATATTTTAAAGTAACGCTAACCCTATTTATATCTTAGCTTTCTTGATGTTTAATTCAGGTGCTTCTGTTGCGCTTCCATTGACCTGAGGGTCTTTACCATTTTTACCCATATTTGATTTCTCATTATTACCAATCTGTCCGTTTTCTATCTGTCCCTGCATGATTTGATTCTGTGTTTCTAGTGGTACACCTACCCCTGTTGCATTCTCCTCTTCCATCTCTTGTGCCATCTCTTCTATCTCTTCATCTGTTTGACGTAGTACCTTACGTTTCACATAATCTCTTGAATAGTATGTACCAATGTAAGGTTCGATTGCAACCATGACATTCAATCTTTCGTTCATCAACTCAGTCTCTTTGAGTTCAGCAAAGTGGTTGTCATACAAGTAATCAAACTGTATGTGCTCTGCCATCTTCTCCCAATCTTCTGGGGTTACGATGTTCTTGAGTATAAGTTGTGTCTTGAGTAGATCTAAGAATAGACGACTGAATCTCTTACGAAGTCTACCTACAAACTTACTAAACATAAGTTCATCTCTTAGTATCTCTGATGATCTACCTAGGTTAAATCCACTGTCAGCACCTATTCTTGACTCAGGTACATTGAGTGAGCGATATAATTTCTTCTGGAAGTATTCAATATCTGTAAGTTCTCCAAGGTTCTGACCACCAGGTAGTGTAGTAATCTCAGTTCCTCTTCCACCTTCTCTTCTAGGTAACCAGAAGTCTTCAAGCATAGACATGAATTTCTTGTCATCCTTGATTTCACCAGTGTTAGCATCATATACTAACTTGTTTCTGTACCTACTCATAACATCACGTAGATACTGCTCTGCCTTTACCTTAGGTAAATTACCAACGTCAATATAAAATATTCTTCTCTCAGGTGCTCTAGACAGTCTATAGATAACGAGAGAGTCCTCGATCATACGTAACTGGTTTAGACCTTTGATTGCCTTATGTAAGTAAGACAGTGTAATCTTCTTGTTTCTATCTACTAGACCAGAGTGTACATGAGTGATAGCATCCTTTGCTATTCTTATACCCTTACCAGCAACTGATCCATACTTCTGTGCTACACCTTGTGGATAGTATGTGTAGAACTCAGTTACCTTAGTATCTTTGTTTACAGTCTCTGTACCTTGATCTTGTGAAGGAATAGCAATTACACCCTTCTCCTTATCATTAGGTTTGATTCTCATCAATTTTATCTTGAGAGCATCAATAAATCTTAATTCTTGTATCCCTTCGTCTGGTTTCTGTACGTCAATTACTTTATGGTAGAATATCCTACCATCAACATACCAGTTTCTAAAAATCTCGTGTGACTTCTTATCAAACTCTAGTAAGTCTTTTACTTTCTTGAACTCGTTTCTTATTACTTTCTTTAATGGTTGACCTATGTTTAGGTTATCAAGGTCTATCTCTACAGGACTATCGTTCATATCTGAAACGATTGCCTCATTCACCACATGCTCAATCGCTGTATCACACTCAGGGTGTAGAGACATGTCACGATATCTTTTTACAATATCAAACTCAGTCTTAAATACTCCCTCAATATCTACGTACTGACCATAGAATCCCGAAGATAGAAAATAATCAGCACCGTCCTCGTTGTTAGGAGCGACAGGGCTGATTACACCTTTCTTCTTCTTCTTATCGTTCTCGTCTTCAATTGAGAAACCAAAAAGTTTTGGCATTATATTACCTTATTCGATATATTTATTATACCACAGAATCAGTATTGTTGCCATCATAAGCAGTCCAGTACTGAACTTGAAGTGTTACTTGGAACTCTTCTACAGCATCTACTTGATCATAAGATAGTTCAACTGTGCTTACTGCACTTGGCCAGCAACCAACCATTTGGTAGCGTCTTAGTACAGGTAATGCAGCAGGGTTGTCCTTTCCTTTTACATTTAGATCTGTCTTAGCACGACCCAACTGGTTTACTACCCAATCAGTGTAGTATTCAGCAGGGTTTAGGGTTCCTGAACCGTCAGATACTTTGACGATGTAGTTTGCCCATCTCTCGAATGCTGTTCTTAGTTTGAAATCGTTATCGTTGATAACTGTGATTGTCCAAGGATCGAATCTACGATCTCCTGCAACCTTGAGTTGACGACCTCTGAAAGGAACAATAACTTCAGCGATGTTAGACGCTGGTAACTGTGCTCCCTTGATCATCATACGATGAGTAGTGTTTTCTATCTCATCATCAAATATACCTACACCTGACGGAAAGTTTAGCTCAACCTCAAATAGATTAGGACGAGCACCACCACCAATGAGTCTTGATTTGAAAGAGTCAATTGATCTCTCGTTGTTAGGTATAGAAAAAATGTTTCTATCTAGTGCCATTGTTTGGTTCCTCTATTATACAGTTCCTACAACTTCACTGAAGGAAACTCCAGTTCGTGTAGCAACAAAGGTCAGACCGATAAAGTTAATTGACCTTGCTGGTTTGACATAAATGTCAGCAATGAATTCATTGCGATCAATAACGTTAGGTGTGTTATTGGTTTCATCACAAACAAGTAAGAAGTCGGTGATACCTCTCTTAGCTTGTACATCCCTTAGGAATGGTTCAACGATATTTACGAAGTTGCTTCGTGTCCCTGCATCGTTGAGTTCAAAGAGTTGTGCTTGTGCAGCGTTCTCGATTGCTTGCTCAATAGTGATGAACAATCTACGAACGTTGATTCTGTCAAACGCACTCTCGTAAGATAATGCAGTCTTGTCTCCAAATAGGATGATTCCTGCACCTGGTTTGTTGGTTATTGGGTTGACTCTATTTGAATAGAGTTGATCCCTTGCATCTAAACTAGGATTGAACGCTAGTTTGATAGCAAAATTCAGTCCTCCTCTTGCCTGTCCAGCAGGAGAGAACCAAGGGAAGTTGTCCCTATCTGTTCTTACACAAAGTCCTGCAACATCATTTGATGTAGGCATGTAGACAAACTTCTTATTGAATCTATCGTAAACATACTGGTAACCAGCATCGAAGATTGCATAAGAAGACGATGTAAGTGGTGAGAAGAACTCAAGAGTATTTTGTAGTTGATCCGCAGCACTCGCCACATTGACCAGAGATGATCTACATGGTGATATGAATGTGATGCAGTCTTTTCTACCTTCACATATCTGTATTAGTTTATTTGCTTTCGCTTGCTCTTCTTCTTTTGTTCTGTATGCACTACCTTGTAGTAAGAATCTAATGTCACTATCTACTGGATCTGCAAACTTGTCGTATGCTGTGAGTAGATCTCCTAGAGGTGCATTGAATACTCCAACACCAGTGTAGTCTAATCCTCCTCCTAGTTCGTAATTTACATTACCAACAGAGTTGAACTTGACGTTCTTAGCGTCTTGACCCCATGCTCCTGCACCAGATGTAACTGCTGTAGTTCCTGAACTAAATCCAGATGCTAGAGGTGCTGTTCCTCTAAACGCATCAGTTCCATTTACCAGTGATACACCAGCAAATAGTAATCCAGAGTTCTCTGCAATGTAGTCTTTATAGTATATTGCTCTACCACCAGACTGTTCGCAATCCCCTGCTTTAGAAAGGTTTGCATGCTTCTCCATTACAGAACCTATCTCACCAGTTACCGCACCGTTTGCGTCAACAACGACAACATGCAATGCATCGTTGGCACCGTCTCTTGTAGATACGTAATTGTTTGTTCTAGGTTTGTTTAGTACTGCTCTCCATGGAAGTGTAACTAAATCAGTTCCACCGTCAGCAACACTTGTCAGTATATTCTGAGTGCTGTACCAATCTACAGTAGTATGAGTTGTACCTGATGATGCAGTAGTGCTACCACCAGAGTTCACAAAGTTCAGTAGAGTTCCGTTCTTGAACTCAAACTGTGAGTTTTGTGTGTAGGACTGTAATGTTTCTGTACCGCCTATGACTGTACTTACAACTCTTACATCTACAGTTGTTGCTGTCTTAGCAGTAACAATACCTTTTAGTATTCCAGTTGCTGCTGTTACAGTACCAACACCGATTGTTTGACCAGTAAGGTGTTGTGTAACTCCCATACCGACTGTAACGTTACCCATATTACCACTGGTAAATGTAGGTGTTACTACTTGATCGGTAGCGTTATCTATTACTGCAACTCTTAGTTCGTTTGCCCAAGATCCAGGATCCTTGGATGACCAATACCAGTTAAGATCGTCCGCATTGTTGTTATAGTAATCTTCTTTTCCCTCTACTAATAAAATAGATGAAGATGCATATCCAACTGCTGCGTTAGCGTTGTTTAAGTCACCGCCCTTACAGCGAACAACATCCAACTTACCCCCGTAGGATAAGAAATTGGATGCTGCCATAAAAGTCTCATAATGATAATCGGTTGTACCAACACCTGGTAAACCGAAGACATCTACAAGTTCCTTCTCGTTATTGATCCTAGTAATTTCGTTTACCGGTCCTTTTCTAAAAGGTCCAACAAAACCACCGACAACGTTGATACTAAAATCCACGCCACCACGAGTTAGGTCGACTTCTCTTATAGAAATTCCCGGAGATGCTAATCGAAGTGCCATTCTAACTTCTTTCTCCACATACAATGACTATTGATATTTATGAAAAAGCGTCTTTACTAGCGATATTCCCACATATATGATTTGTCACCGTACTCATCTGTCTTCCAAACTGTACCATCAGACTCCACAGTTTCCCCTCCCATCTCCTCAAAACCATCACATACAAATCCAAATGGTGCCATGTCTTGTTCTATTGCATTCTTCTGTTCATCGTATATACGTTTTCTTACGTCAGAGTCGGTCATCTCCTTAAAATAATCCTGTGCAACCAACCACGCAAAAATTACCAAACACATTGCTAGATCATCGTTACAACCTTCTTCTGCCTCAAATGATTGTCTCTTCTGTATGAAGGTGGTCAATTCACTTATAATATTATAATCACAGAACGTAAGTTTATCTTCTTCTACCAGTGCTTTCAGGTTAGAGCAACCTAACTTCTTAGTTACCTGACTCATCTTAACACCCAATTGAGTCTTCACACCAGAAAATCCTGACCCAACTATTTGTCCTGCACGTCCTCTCATAGCAACCATGAGTAAATTCTCATATTCAAGATCATAGAATAGTATAGATGCTACCTGATCACCTATATCATTTACTTCGCATAGTACATATGCGTTGTTATATCCTTTTGCCACATCTTGTATAACAGATGGAAAGACCATAGGTTTTATATCATTGTCTCTATATGTGGCAACAATTTTGTATGGAAACTCTGTAATATCAGCAACTATGAAAGCACTATAGTCTTTACCAACTCCTCTTGCTACGTCGACGGTTACAATATAATCTCTTTTTTGATAGGGTCTTTCATAAACTTTTAACTTTCCATTCTCTTCAACAGGTTGTTCATATACTAATGCCTTTAGTTTTGCTGCATTGATTAAAGTATCAACAGATCCTAGAAACTCACACTCAAACTCAATAGCAAATTGTTGTTTGCTGGTATTTTTTATAGTCTGTTCTTTCCATTTCCTATCTCTGCCTGGCACTTCAGACCAATGGACTTCCGTGGGAGTATACTCGTTCTGACCACGCTCTGCATCATGCCACATTCGGTAGAAATGATTCATACCATGTGGAGTGGAAACTATTATAACCTTCGTAGATTTACCAGAAGATATAGTAGGATACACAGACGCAAAGAAGTCATCTGCTAGGTGATTTTGTACGAATGCAAATTCGTCCAAGAATATAATATTGAATGACATACCTCGAACAGCAGATGCTGAAGTAGATGCTGCTATGATCTTAGAACCGTTCTCCAGTTCCATTGATCCTTTGTTCCAAGCGATGATACCCTGTTGCATCCACTTAGGTAAGTTTTCATATGCTAGTTGCAATCTACCAAGTAAGTCTCTTGCAGTCGCTGCCTTGTTAGCAAGGATGCCAATGTTTACTTGATCATTGAAGATAGCATAGTGTAGTAGATACGAAACCACAGTTGTAGACTTACCAGTCTGACGTGGCATCTTACAAATATTAAATCTATGCTTATGAAATCTACTCAGTAATTTTCTTTGAAACTTGTACATTTTAAAAGGTACAAGTCCTTCGTCTACGTTGACGATTTGAATGTAATTCTCTGTAAAATATATTGGATCATTTTTACATTTAATAAATTCAACAATTTGTTCTTCAGTAAATTGCTGCTTAGTATTCGCTTTTTTTAGATTGGGATTACCAAGATAGATGTCACTTGATGTTGGCATCAGTCTATCATATTATCAGTAGTTCTTTGTATATATGACTCCCATCCTTTGCTCTTAGGATCAAATGCTTTACTCATACCACCTACAGCTCTTACACCTTTGTATGCAACTTTTGCTACTGTTGCTGCTGCCTTGACATAAGGTCCTGCTTTTTTCATTACCTTTCCTACTCCTAAACTTTGTTTGTTTTTGGTAAGTTTAATCTTATCATCTTTTGGTTTGCCAGGTTCTGTCTTGTTAGAAGTGCTCTTCTCTTTCTTAGCAAGTTCCCCACCTTTAGATTTTACTATATCTCCACCTTTACTTTTTGTTATTTCACCTTTACCTGATTTTACTATTTCACTTTTTGTTGCTGGTGTTACAGAAGAACTTTGGGATTTTACAATTGCACCACCCTTATTACGTGGTCTTCCAGCACCTTTCTTTGTTTCTACACCACCCTTGTCAGCATCATACTTTTCTTTATTGAATGACCCATCTGCATTTCTATACTTAGGATTCTTTATATTTCTTCTGATTTGTTCATCAAGATTTTCATAATCAAAACTCATGGTGAGATTATTTCTCATCTTTTTGAAAGTATCTGTACTTATTCCTCCATCCTTCTTCCCGCCACCAGAAGACTTCAATCCTTTTGGAAGACCATATTTGTTTCTATCAGTTTTTATGTAGGTGTCGCCCATAGCACTCTCTATCTTCTTTGTTATTTATGGAGACCTATCAACATCTATAGATGATAAGTCTATATTAGGTGTCTTAGGTTCTGGCACAGGTATGGGTGGTGCACCTGCTAATCCTTTCTTGATCATCTTCTGTAGGTCAGCAGTGCTACCAACAAACAAAGAATTATTTGTAACTTGTGTTGGTTTATCTTCCTTCTCTAAATCTTTCATTTTCCTTTGTAGGTCAATAATTTTGTCAGTTACATCTCCTACTGCTTTGACCAATTGTCCTGCAACTTCATAAGCACGTGGGTGTTGAGTATCTTGACATACATCAAGAATACCATTCATTGCTTCTTGTCCTTTCTCTACAATATTGTATAACTGTGCACGAGAGTATTCAAAATCATCTCTAGGTGTCTGATCTTTTTTTACTCTCTTTACTGCTTTTGCTTCTTTTACAACATCTGTTGCTTTTACTTCTAATGCTTCATCAATAGGACTGAATGAGGTTGTCTCACTGTCAGTCGGATCATAATCTTTTGTCATACGTCATTTCCTAATGCAGGACTCCACTCTTGACCATCTGCGTCAAAGAAAGATCTAGTCTCACTGAATCCAAAGGAATCACCCATTTCAATGAGGTCAGAATCGACTGCGTTAACAAGATTTATAATATCACCATTGCTATGCTCTGCAATCTTAGTTCCATACTGACCACGGACAACCACCAAGTTGTTCAGATCCTTCTCTTTGATACGCATAACTTCATTACCAATCTGTATATAACCACCTGTAGAGAATGATGCACCAGACGTGACCTTTACAAGAGTCTTCTTCACATCTATAGATTCTGTAAGTTTATCAGTCTTATCTTCGTTGTAATCCTTAGTTGCCTGTGGTACAACAGTATATCTTTGTTCTCTTGGTGCTCGTATAGCAGTAGAGTAATCGATTTGTACCTTCTTGATAATACCGTTCTCGTCTGTTGGAACCTCCTGATAGAAATATGTTTTAGAAACAAAGTCTAGATCATACTGTATAAACCTACGAGTAGAGAAGTCACCCTCATACTCATCAGTAAATGTAGTAGACATCAAGGTAAATGGTATATCTCTCTTCTCTTCTACTCCTTCTAACATATTGACTGTCACATTATATGATGGTTGGAAAAATGGTAATATCTGTTCTATGATTTGTAGAGAATCGTCTTGTTGTTTGGTAGCAAAACTAAGTCTAAATCCAATATCATATGGCACTGGCAAGAACATCTTCTTGACTTTTACCTTGTCGTTAGGAGACTTCATGGTAAATTTCTGTACAGGAGATGCCTTCCTTGTAGGATCATATGTGTAGGAAGTCAACTCAAATGATAGTCTTGGTAGTGTGATTGCTACATTATCATCAAAATTTGGTTGCTGTTCTATCCTTGCAAGAAACCTTTGCATAGGACCATATGCTATAGGCACCTTAATCTGACTTATAGACTTACCGTCACTTGCAAACTTTTTGATCTTTATATTATTGAATAAAGTTCCAAAAGCAATTACAGTCTTTCTAACTGTTTCGTTGTAAAAATAATTGCCTATCATTATACTTCACCAAATGGGTTCTTCTCTGTAAAGTTTAGGATGCTATCTGCTTCAACTTGGATGTCATCACCACTGTTGTTCGCATCATTGTCATCGTAATCAATACTATGTAGTCTGTATGCAGAACCTTCATTATCAACAATAAGTTCACCAACACTGAAGTCACCAGCAAGATTTCTTGCAGTAAGAGTGAGAGAAGGAGCATTCCATGATGTGACAAATGCAGTTGAGAGTGAAGATTGACCAGTAATAATTTCACCAAAGGAGAATGTACCAACACCTATGGTTCCAGCAGCAGAGACAGTTATATTTGGAACACTTACATAACCTGAACCAGCGTTTGTAATACGCACAGCACCAACTCCACCAGTATCATTCAGTACAGCAACAGCAGTTGCAGTTGTACCTGCGCCAGGTGGGCTGTCAAATGTAAGAGTTGGAGGAACTGTATACTTAGTACCAACATTAGTTATAGTAACAAGACCAACAGAACCAGAGGTAGATATTGCAACTATTCCTGAAGCTCCACTTCCTTTACCATCATCAGGTAAGAACTGAATTGTGGGTGGTGAAGTATATCCAGCACCAGGATTTGTTATGAATACACTCTGTACTCTTCTACTGTCAGTAAATCCAATATTAGTTGTAATAGCAACAGCAGTTGCAGTGGTACCAGTGGATATAACAGGGGGATTGATCTTGACTCGTGGGTCAGCAGTATAGTTTACACCACCATTGAGGAGGTCGATCCTCATAATACCTGTGGCAACTGTTGTTATCATGCTTGCAGTGTTACCAATAGCAACTAACTTCAGAGTTGCGTCATATCCAACAGTCGCCATGTCGTCATCTATTGCACTAATACCAGTGTCGATAACCTCGTCTTCGTACTCGAAAGGTTCACAGGTAAGTGTGTATGTGTAGTTCTTACGTAACTGATAGAACTCACTAACATCATCTACATATTTGATTTCTAGTAGTAAGTCCCTATATGGGAAGTATAGTAAGTCACCTTCATTAGGGCGGTCAGTTGGATTATCTAAACCTGAGTCTACTAAAGGTAACACTACATTTTTATATCTGTCTTGAGATATAACAATCTTCATCTCAGCAGTAGATCTTACACCAAATTTTGTTAGTAAATTATATCCAGAATCAAAACCTTCATATGACTCTATGTAACCCTCTATAGGAATTGATTGGTCAAAAGTAGAACTAGAGACCTCTCTCATTATAGTTTTTACATTGACAAAGTTTCTTGGCATGTAAACAAACTCGACCCCATATATCTGGATCTGTTCATTTATCAAATCTTGATAAAGACTCTGCTCAGACGGAGTACCTTGCTGAAAATATGGATTTAGTGCCATTAGCCAATTAGATCAAGTGGTGGTAATTCGTATTCATTTGCCATCTTACTTTCTAGAGTGTCTAGTTCTCCTAGAGCATCCTCATATATCTGTCTACCATTCATTTCTATACCGCCAGGTAGTTTTACACCTTGGAACTTTATAAGGTTCTGACCCCACTGCTTTTTGACTAGAGCAGTAAAGTACTTCTTCAAGAATGGGTCATTATAAACCTTAGGATAATCATTTGGATTCAATACACGATAACATCTTATTATAAGCCAGTCATTCGGTTGCATGCTGGAG